GGTCGAACAGGTCCCGCGTCTGCACCCGCGCCTCCCATTTCGACCAGTCCCCCTCACGCCATCGGTCCATGCCAAGGAAGATGGCGGCAGCCAGGGCATAGACCGCGCAGTCGAGCGCTTCATTGCGCTTGCCTGCAGGCTTCACCCACTCCAGGCGGGCGTGGCCCTTGACGTAGCGTGTCACCAGGCGTTCGGCGGTGAGCTGCTCAAACACCTCGGGCGGCAGGTGCTTGCTCAGCCAGACATACCCAGGCCCCGGCTCACCATTGCGCAGGCGGCCATAGATCTCGGCCTTTGCCGTGTCGGTACCGATGGGCCACAGCTTGACGCCCCGCTTGAGCTTCTGGCCGCGCCAGTTCACATCCTGGTCCGTTGGCTTGCCCAGGATCGCCTTGCCGCTGATGCTGGCGCCTTTGATCGCGTAAACGTGCGCGTGCTGGTGGGCGCGGCAGTAGGTGTAGACGGCCTGGGTGTGGTGGCCACCACTGTCGACCATGCTGGCCAACAGAGGGACCGGCTTGCCGCTCGCGTGCAAGATCGGCGTCCGGCGGTATTCGGTGAGGGCCATCCAGGGGCTGCCCTCTTCACTTTCGGGCCGGCTGGGGTCACCATAGAACACAGCCCGATCAACCAGCTGCCGCTCCAGGCCTCGGCCCCAGGCCCACACATAGGCCTCGAGCCGATCACCCTGGACGTCGACGCCGAGGGTGGCCACAAACATGCCCCAATGCACCACCCGCAGCGGAATGTCGGCCGCCCGCTTGCGCAGCGCGTGCTGGTCGGCGCGGTCGCCTTGCTCTTCGAAGGTCTCGGCCAGGCGGGTGTTGACGAACACGCGCAGCAGCGAGACATCGCCCGACCGGGCGGCGGTGATGGCGCGGTCCCACTCGGCCACCAGCTCCGCCCAGCTCAGCCAGCCCAGCGGGCTGTAGAGGCTCGACAGGTGAAACCCCCGCACACGGCCAGCAGCGGCGCCGGGGTTATCTGCCACCCAGGCGCCGGTGGCCAGCATGGCGGGCTTGTGGTGCTCGCGGATCTCGCAGCCGTTGGCCTGGCACACGTAGCGCACGGAGTCGGGCACGGCGCGGCCGTCGGGGTCGCGGTCCCACTTGATGCCGTGGGGCTTGTCAGCGCCCCACACCAGGGGCTGGCGCTCGCCGCAGTGGGGGCAGGCCACATGGAACCAGCAGCGGTCGCTGGCGTTGAAGGCGCTCTCGATCCGGCTGAGGTCCTTGGTGGTGGGCGTGCTGGTCTTCAGGCGCTTGCGGCGGGCAAAGGTGGTCTGCCGGGCCTCGGCCAGCTGGCAGGGGTCGCCCTCGCCATCGACGTCGACCGGGTAGCCGTCGATCTCATCCAGGAACAGGTCACGCACCGGCATCGAGCGCAGGCCGGCTGCGCTGTTGGCCCCGGCGATGGCCATGAAGCCGCCCGGGAACTCCTTCAGCAGGGTGGTGTTGGCATCGTCGCGGCTGCGGTTCTCGCGGATCTTGGCGCGCAGCGTGGGCGACTCCTCGATCATCGGCGCCAGGCGCTGGCGGCTGTAGCGCTTGGCCATGTCGATGGTGGGCTGCACGATCATCACCGGGCCGGGGTTGATGTCGGCCAGGTAGCCCAGCCAGTTGCTGCCGATGGTGGTCTTGCTGGTTTGGGCACCCCACATCAGCACCACCTCTTCGACCGGGCTGTGCGCGCTGAGGCAATCCATCGGCTCGGTGGCGTACGGCGTCCGGCCCACGCGGTAGGGGCCCGGCTCGGCGCTGTCCTTGCCCGACAGGATGCGGTGGCGCTCGGCCCACTGGGTGACCGTCAGCCGAGGCGGCGGCGCCAGGAACTCACGCCACACGTCGGCCAGCAGGGCCTCGGCATCAGCGAGCGGGGTGAGGTCGCGGGCGCCCATTGATCAGTGCTCAGTCACTTGGGCCAGCACGGCCATCAGCTCGGCCTGCAGGGCATCGTGTACGCG